CCTGAACGCTTTACCCAAAAACTTGTTGTGTAGACTGTTGTGTTTCCAGCTTCGCCTGTGTTTCTGGTTAAGTATCCCTCAGCATCAAAACGCAAAGACTGGTCAATGGTGTGACTATAAAAAGATCCCAGAGCACCACCAGAATCACCAGCACCACCAAGACCTGAACCAACTCCGTGTAGTAAGCTCATACTCTATTACCCCTACCCATCTGCCGTTAATGCGCCTGATACAGAGACCAAAATACTTCCTGTGCCTGAAGCTGCTTTTACCATGTATGTTAATAGATAAACCCCAGCAGTAGACAAAGCCGTTTGTGAGCTTGCATTAATCGCTATTATCGTATTAAAACTCACAGCACTTGCGCTAGTTTTATCTAAGAAAATACACCCTGTTTGCCCTACAGTTTGATTGCTAAAAGTCAATGTGGTGGTATGACCTATACTCACTTCAAAGTTATTATGGTCAGCTAAATCCATGGTGATTGTACCACCATCACCAGTGCTTGCTTGATCAGCATCTTGGCTACCAACTGCTCTGCCTGTAACTGCGATATCATCATCTATCGTAAAGATAGTTGTTCCAGTAGCTATTGAAGCAACTGTAGCATCAGCATCATTTTTGATTGTTACATCGGAAGTAGAACCTTGGCCTGTAAGTATCAAACCTTCTGCTGAGGTAAAACCTATAGCAGCAGTATCGGATGCTGCTGTATCTCCAGCTACAGTGAGCTTACCTTGTATGGTCACATTTTGTGTGCCTGTAGGTATTTCTAACACATCTTGGTCGGCATCATTTTTGATAGTTACATCATTTGTACTGCCTTGTCCAGTTATAATAATACCCTCTGCTGAGGTAAAACCGATAGCAGCACTATCACCACTAGATGTATCACCATCTGGCTCAAACGTAGCAGCCGTGGCAACCCCTACAATATTCACATTGGTTGTGCCTGTTGGTATTCCTATAACTTCAGCATCAGCATCGTTTTTGATGGTTACATCGTTAGAGCTACCCTGCCCTGTAATAATTATGCCTTCGCTTGCTGTAAATCCTATTGCTGCTGTATCACCCGAGGAAGTATCACCTGTAGCACCTAATGTTCCACTTGATGTTATATCACCTGCAAGCACAGGATTAGTAAGAGCATTTACAACTGCTGCACCACTACCAGCACCATCAAGATAAACCATTGCTACTTGACCGTTTGGTATAGTTACATTTGCACCCGAACCTTGGCTTATTATAATACTGTACGGACCAGAGCTGCCGCTATCTGTAGTGGCATTTTCTATTAAATGCACACGGCTGATTGAGTTTGGACTAATTGTAATTGTGCAATTTGAGTCTAATGCCCCTGTATATTTTATATACATATGTCGGGCAGGATCAGTAGCCCCATCTGCAACTACACTAGAGTGCGTATCTGCATTAGTGGTTATAGCTTCTGTAGCAAAACCAAGTGCTTCTGCAATCAGTTCAAGGTTAGTATTAGTTGTGGTTCCCCAAGTACCAGAACCATCGCCAGTACCTAGCTCATTAAGTCTTAAATCATTTATATAGGTACTTGCCATTTTTCTGTCCTTACGCTGCTATAGTTGTCCAGTTTGGCACTTGGCTTGGAATAATTTCTCTATAAAGAATTTCCTCTCCCACTCGCCCTATTGCCGAAACTCCTGTTACAGAAATACCGATAGATGCAGGAGGGGCTGATGTCCCTGTGCCTACTGCTCCTGTTGCAGCCACACCAGTGACTGAAAATACTGTGCCAACACCAGCTACTACTGTTCCAAGAGCTGAAGTTCCTTGCACCCCTGTTAGCACTTGTGCAAACTCTAAAATGCTAGGTGTGTTTGCTTGCCACCCCATCGCACTATGGTTAGTGCAATAATAATATAAAGTCGGTGCGCCTACCGCAACTGTAATTTGAGTATATGCTCCAGAACTTCCAGGAGTGCCATTGGTAGTTACACCCGTTGTGTACTGAGAGCCTCCACCATGTGTGCCATTGGGTGTTTCGCTAAATCGTAAAGGATGACCCGAGTTAGAAGAATCACTTTGATCAAACCTGTATGTATTTCCCTCTACTAAATCTAAAGTGACATCTGCTGTGGCTGTAGAACCATTGATAGCGTATTTATTAGTAGAACCCACATTATAATATGGGTGATTACTAGGATTACCACCGACAACAGTTACAGTTTTTGTAATGATATCAGGACTAAATTGACTTAAACTGGCTGTAGCTGAAACACCAGTGACACCAAACGTAATACCAGTGTCTGATACAGCAGTGCCTAAAACAGTTGTGGCTGAAACACCAGTGACTTCAACAGGTATAGGGTTACTCCAAGTACCCTGACCCCAAGTGCCTCTACCCCATCCTGTAATATTTGACACAGTGTTACTCCATTAAGCTATTCGTATAATGGCATTACTCGCATCTGCTGTAGGGAACTGTATAGTAAAAGTACCAGATGTAGATGTTTTATTAGAGGTAAAATCCAGCACAGCCACAGCTTTATTACTATTTGTGCTATTATAGATTAAAGCCCCCATAGCTGTAATTGTCGCTGTAGTAAAACTCAAATCAGCAAAATCAGTAAGTGCTGTAGTGCCTGAGGTGCTTGGTGCAACTTTAGTCAATGTGCCACCACCTGTGGCATATGTCCCACTGGAGGCTACCTCACCTGTAGTAGTGAATGCTGTAGTCGTAGCTCCCAAAGTAGCTGTAGTGCTTGATTTACCACCGCTACTTTCTGCATATAAAGCAAGTTTAAATGCGTTACCATTCGTTGCGAAATTATGTGTGCCTAACAGCAACTCTTGTTTAAATGCTGTACACATTGCTTGTGCGATTGCCATTACAGTCTCCCGATAGCTTTTGCCAGTTCCAATTGACCAGCCTCACGAACTTTGTCGCAAATACTAGCACGTTCTTCTTTTCTAGCCAACTCTATATAGTATTGTGCTAGATTCCTTACTTTATCTCTAAATGCCTCAGCTTGTAAACGTATAGGTTCTGGAGCATCGTTTGAAACATAAATCAATTTAGTAGCAAGCATATCTGCTATTTGGTCATTAGATAAACCACCTTTATCTGATGTTACAACATTAACCGCCCCAATATTTCCTGCCCCTAAATCAAACATTATCATGTCTCCCAAATATTATAGGCTCATTATCGACTGGCTCTGGTGGCTTTATTTCTGATTGTTTTGTTATCAATAACCCACCATTTTGTACAGTCTGCACCAAAGGGTCATCTAATCTATGATATCCGTACAATTTTTCATTATCAGGAACATTTGTATCTAATAAACTAGATCTATGCGCTACCTCTAATTTTATGCCTTTTGTGGCAGCTATAGCACACCAAAACTCTACACAAGCTCTGCCTGATTCAGCCATACTTACATTTTTATAAGTGTAATCAATACCATACAAACTAATTTGTTTTACTTTTTTCCATATAGCATACGCCACCGCATAAGCCACTGTGTTATTGAAATAACAATAACCTAGGTCTAAAGCTATTTCTTTCAAAGGATAAAGCTCTAAATGCTTTACCCTTTTATCTAATTGACAGGTTATTATAGGTTTTTTATTTGTTTTAAGAAATTGACGAGCTACCCCCGTTTGAGTTCCTGCATTTTCTGTATCTAAAAATCTAGATACAGGATCCATCATAAACGTCTTATCAACGTGTATGATTCCCCCAATGCAGTTTATACCCCAAACCTCGTCAAACTCTTGTGAAGCTACTCTAGCTGCTATATAATCTGAGTAGCTACCACCAAGTCCTACAATAGCTACCTTCATGATCTAGCCCGATCAGGTAGCCCTCTTCTGTAAGCATCGGTATTTTCTCTCGCTTCTGCTAAATCTTTTACCCTGCCGAGTGCCTCAATAAACCTACCGTTATATAAATCTAATAAATCTTTTTCACCTTTCATATAAGTGTAGGCCTCCACAAGACACGCATAAAGTAAAGCATTTGTAGTGTTTTCACTTAACCAAGTCAAAGTAGTATCTGCACTGGTAGAAGCAACAATACCTGTTGCACCACTGACACTACCTGTAACAGTCTCACCCACAGTAAATGTCCCTGTCGGTATACCTATAGTAAATTCAGTAGCTGAAACTAAAGTAGATATAGTGCTGCTTTGCCCACTGGTAGCACCTGTAATCGTATCTCCTAATGCAAATGTCCCAACTACATTATTAACTGTGATATTAAATTTGCTATCCGTTAAACTAGCTGGACGATGATAATAAGCTATTTCAACATCATAAGAAGCGTTAGGTGTAGGTGCGATTAAAAAATTAGATACGTCAAAATGAGCATAATATTTAGGAACCCCTGTAACAGTGGAATCAGGGTGCGCCTCTTGTAAAAAATTCACATCTTTTTGTAAAAGAAAAATCTTAGAACCTGAGCTTGTAATAGCTAAAGAAAATGAGGCGAGGTAATCTGCAGGTGTAGCTAAAAACCTATTACCAGAGGTCATCGCTCCAGCAGCATTTTTACGAAAAAATTCTAAATCTACAGTTGTAAATATTCTTTGCTCTGCGTTTTTAATAAACCTATCAAGATAAGAAATAAAAGAGGTTTCATTATTATCGGTGTAATTTTGTATAGCTTCTTTTAATTGTGTATACGTATAACTCATCACACACTCACTGTAACCGTGCCTACACTAGCAGTAGCCTCAAAACTATCTAGTTTAGTTCCGATTATTCCTAAATCAACATTAGTATACACTGTAAACGGTATATTATCTTCTCTTACATCAATCCTTGGCTCATGTAAAACCTGAGGTTCAAAAGGAACTTTACTAGGCTCTAATTGTGGGTGTTTTGGTTCAAAGCAATCAGGACATGTTTTTAAACCAGTCCACTCTTTACGCAATTTTAAATAACGATATCGTTGACCGCACCTATCACATATTGCTAACGATTTTTTACCAGAGGCATATCTCATGATATAAACGTATAGTAATCCCTACTGGGTGTTAAACTTAATGTAGCCCTATCTCTATCTTCTGAGGCTGCTCGCTCAAACTCTTCCTCATACACTGCTTTTAATATTTGTATTCTATCAGGAGCTTTTTTCAAAGCGATATAATAAGCTAAACCAGCAGCTAAACATGGGTAAAACCTAAACGGTAAATCCAAAGTATTTATTGAGCTATCAGCATCATCCATTCTTACTAATCTATCAAAAACAAGAGTATACGTATCAACGCTATCTGGCGTAGGCCACAGTTTTACAATAGGGTTTATTTGCCTATCTACATAAAATTGTGTGGGTTTACCTGTACTATTTTTATTAGTAATACTCAAATAAGCATCTCTGCTGATTCTGGTAACAGCTATATCTGTTTGAGTCGTGCCTGAGCCTGTTCTTATAACTGCGCTTAAAATATCAATCGTATCTGCGCCAAGGTTATAATTAGCAGTCCCAGCCGTTATAGCTTGTGATGTTTGTTGCATAGTCCAACGATTTAAACCTCTATTAGCCCAATCAGCTAACATAAGATTTAACGAGCGTGTGGCTGTTCTAAGGTCATACCCTGTACGAACCTCTAAGCCACAACGCTCAAAAGCCTCTTCGACGTAGTCAGCTACATCTAGCTCAAAATCGTTTGAACCTGAAACAGCCATCTAGCTATATGGACCTTTAATCATTTTGCCGCCACCTGACATCATTTTACGCTTGCCGCCCATTGCACCGCCTTTAGCTTTCATCATGCGCTTCTTGCCGCCCATTGCACCGCCTTTAGCCTTCATCATACGCTTCTTGCCGCCCATTGCACCGCCTTTAGCCTTCATCATGCGCTTCTTGCCACCGTTGGCATTACCCTTTTTCTTCATCGCCATCTTCGTTTTCCTCTTCAGCATAAAGATTATCGAATATCTGATTTACATCCATTGTATAATCTAAATCAGACTTTGAATAGTGTATGTGTTGAGATGGTTTAAAATCTGGTGGACCTTCGCCAGTTTCAAACCATGCAGGATGCGTGACACGGACACGATTGTTAGGCAAAGCCACAATATTACCAGTCCACTGACCAGCATCTAATAACTCCAACACATGGCTTTGTTTGTGTTGAGCAGGATCATCCGCTATTTCACTATCTGTATAATCAACAGTAAAGTAATATTTAGCAGGATAAAACTCACCATCTATTTTAGCAATCCAAGGGCAGGGTGTAGCTCTATTTATTTTATACACAGCATGTGTATGAGACATACAATCCCAAGGTTGTGCCGCATGTACAGGCATAGGGTCAGGCCACTCATCAAAAGGCGTATCACCCACTAAAGCAGTTATAGGCATTCTTGCCCACATAGCCCCACCATGTACATTCGGTTGATCTTCCATATCAGCTTCATAACCTGTAAAAATAACCTGAAAACTTAAACACCTATTTGGCATCGTGGTAACAGCCACAGCCATAGCATGTAGAAACTCCCCGTGATAATTTTCATGATTGATTGTATACTCTTTTCTAACCCAACATTTAAAATACGGTATATTACTTTGTAAAAAACTCATGATTTCTTTTTAGGTTCCTTCTTTTTTGGTTTTTTCCCTTTACCAAATATATGAGCATCTACTTTGGCAGCTTTGCCTCCAGTCAAAACACTATTGACTCTTGCCATTGCCCATTGATTTGGCGATGTTCCAGGACGATGTCCTGTTCTATACGCAGCTAAACCTTTTTTATATACTCTGCCTAACTGACCAGCGGTTACTTTTTTACCTTTTTTTCGGGCGGCCTCTGCTTTTTTTGCCAATGATTTTTTCGTTGCTGCGCTTAATGTCATCACGTTTTCCTTTCTTTACGGAGGCTTTCTTTACCGTCTTTGAAGATTTTGACGACTTTGGTTTTACCCATAACTTTGGCTCTTTGTTCTCCGACGGTGAGAATTTGGATCTTCCTAGCAAAAGGTTTTTTAATTTTCTTAACTTTTGCAACAGTTGCTCGTGCATCTGCTGGAGTCGCAAATTTAATTCCGACAGTATCTTTTGGGTTCTCATCTGTATATAACCTCCTACCAGAACCTTTCGGTTTTTTTCCTGTCCCTTTTTTAGGATCTTTTTTTCTTTTTACCATAACTTTGAAACTTTTTATTTCTTACTAAAGTGCCTAAAGATCTGGCTTGTTTTGCATGTAATTTAGAGGCTTTTTTTAACCCTTTAATCACTTTTTTTACTCTTTTAACGTGCATGTTACGCTCCAAACATTTTCTTAAATTTTTTAGTATGTACGGATTTTTTAGTTTTTCTTCTTTTGCCGTGCTTATCAAAATCACTTGGGAAAACATACGCTGAGGGATCTTTTGGTGACTTTTTCCTATTGCGTTCTATCTCTTTTTTCTTTTTAGCTTTATCAGCAGCACTGAGACCAGCTAAATATTTTGCTGGTACTTTAGGCTTTTTCTTCTTTTTCTTACGGCTAGCAGGAGCTTTTTTAATTTGCTGTGCCATATTGCCTCTAGTCATTGCCATTACCAAGCCTTACAAGACCAATATCGAGCACTGAATTTATCTTTAGCTGTAGCACAATTATGACGCGCTCTAAACGATTTGCGTCTTCCAGGTTGGTCTTTTTTTATCGTCATATTAGGGTCGCCAAACCGAACCAGTTTTACCTGACTACCTTTTTTAGCGAGTACAGCAGATTTTTTCGGACCGTTTGGTGTTCTTTTCGGTTTGTTGTAACCAGAAAAAGACTCCCCCCTGTAAGTGAGCCTTCCAGAGGGGGTTCTTTTTACATCTTTAGTGGTAGCCATTAGTTATATTCCTTACGAACCTGAAGGATAATCGTATAACTATCAGCAGAGCTGTGACCTACAGTTGTGAACAAAATATCACCTGTTTTGCCAGACCCAGCATTATTTATAATGCCTCCAAAACTGGTATAATCATGATACCCACTTTGGTTTTCCCCTAACTCAATTGCTAGCACATTAGAGGTTGCATCAAAAAATAACTGGACTTTCATGCCATTACATTGCCACCATATTTTTTCTATGGAAGCACCTGTACAGGCTTTGCCCACATCATTAGCAGATAGAGAGCTTACGTCTACCTTTGCTACTGCACTTTCGCCAGAACCATCAGAGATGTTAGTAAACTTTAAAACGGCAGTTTTAACGCCATCTATTAAAGTTTGTGAAGTGACTGCATCAGCCATAACATCCTCCTATTAGTATACTGAGTACTCAAGCTCCACAGTAAATCTGCCAGCAGTAACGTCAGCATTTACAGTAGTTGTAGCTCTCGCATACAGATGGACATTTGCAACAGCAGCCGTAATGTTAGGCACGAAAATATGATAATTCCCAGCAGTGTCATTGAAGTTTATATCAATCTCTGTAATCGATTGAGTTGCGCTCAATTGCTCATTAAAAGAGGTAACACCAGCACCAACAATTTCTGTGCCTGAAACAGCAGCATTTGTAGCTGTGCCACTTGTTGAACTTAAAGCAAGATTGCCAGCCAATGTCTGACCAGCAGCAGTGGTAATGCCAATCAATGCACGGTGTATAAATATCTTACTTGGTGTAACCAAATCATCTGGAGCATCTACATTTAGAGTGCCGAGTTCTACAAGACAATCACCATCTGCATACGCTGTTGAAGCAGCGTTAGTGGCAGCAAGAGTGCCAGCAAAAGACTGTATCTTTCGAGTTCCCATAGAAATAAGTTGACCTGTTGCATTTACAGAAAAACCAGTTTCCGTAATTGCACCAGTGGTTGAGCTTTCATTAATTACTTTAAAACCGCTTTTAGAGCGGACTGGACCTGAAAAGGTAGTTGTAGCCATATCTATCTCCTGTCTTGGCTAAAGTCAGCCCCCATTGGGCTGTCAGGGTAGAGAAACTATAAACAAAAAAAGGGCGGCTAACAAGCCGCCCTTTTGATTAATATATTTAGGCTCCAGGAGAACCAAACACACAACGTGGGTCAGATACACCGAAGCTATAACGCTCACGAGCTTTATAGCGGACGTTACCAGTATCAAAATCGCCTTCCATAGAAGTCCTGATAGCTGCTCGCTCAAAATGCTTGAAGCCATTAGGCGCATCCGTTTTAATGAAGAACGCATCTGTATCTGTGAGGAAGTTATTAACAACATACCCCTCAGGAAGCATCCCCATATTACGGAGAGCATTGATATCGTTGTCGGCTGTAGCTGTACGCAATGTTGAAGCCATCAACCTTTCAGCTACAAACTGTAGAGCAGATGGGATAATCAACTTACGACCCTGCACGGCAATTTTCAGACCACGCTCATCAATAAAGGCAGCAATATCAATAAGTGACTGCTCCAAAGATGTTTCGTTAAGGTCAGCAGCAGTGCTGAGTTCGTTGCGGAAAGTGCCACCACCATTAGTCGGGTGGTCAGTAGCACATAGTTCTTTACCGTCGCCGATAGCGAAGCCACTATCAAACGCATTGTTAAGAACTGACGCAGCCTTCACTTGCTTTGTGTTAGACATTGAACGAGCCAATGCACGAGTATAACGAGAACTCAATCGGTCATAAAGGTTATCCTCTACAGCCTCTTCAGTAATCGCAAATGCAAGTGCGATTGTTTCGTGTGTGTAACGAGCAGTGAATGATTCGTTTGCAGTATCAAATGAAACTGCTGCACCCTCACCTTTTACAGGTGCGGATCCGAATCCCGACAACATTACCTCTTCTTCAAAAGCGCGATCTGATGTCTCGGTTTCAAAGATTTCAGTATGCTGGTTGTCATAACGGTCGTACTCCATACCAAACAGAGCGTTCAGTCCAGGCTCTAGTTCTTTAAGGAGTTGGGATCTTGCAATAGCCATATCTAATTACTCCTTATAGACCAGTGGTTGCAGTATGGAATGGTAGATTTAACTTCACTAGAAGTACAACTCCCGCTGAAGCATAATCAATTCCCTCGACGTCTTTGATTCCTACAATACGGAAGTTATCCGTAGCTGTAGTTGCACCAGCAGTTGCTACAGAAATTTCTCCTGCGGAAATGCCGTTTGCATTTTCAGAACCAAAGCCAGTGCCTTCTGCATTTGAGTGAATCAAAGCAGTTGCAGTTGCAAGGTTAGTTAAACTTGCATCAGCTTGGCACTCGTACACTTGATGAGGATCATCGTATACGAACACAGTTGCTTCTGTGCCTGACTTCAAAGAAGCCGTTCCAGGATATTTATTATCAAAAGTTGGCGTACCATCAAGTGCTGTATACTCACACCCTGCCATAACACCTAGGATTGCCACTGAACCACCGTCTGCCGCACTTACATCAACGAGACCGTTAGTAAGAGGAATCACCAAATCACCTTGATGGATCGCTGATGATGAACCTGCTACTCCCGCAATCTGTACTTTGTAAGGCGTCAAACCCATGGAATTTGAGTTCTGCCCTAGTTTGTTATGAGGACGCAAACCAAAAGGCGAATCAGTATTTGCCATCGATTTAGTCTCCTAACAATTACTCGGTATTATTACTACCGAAAGTTACACGTGATTGCCGCTCAGGTTTACTGATCGGCATTGAAGGATGTTGCTCCCGCATAAGATCATTATCAACAGCAGTCATCTGATCTCTCGTAGCATTACGATAATGAGCATTCCGCTGTTCTCTAGTTTCTACGGGGAACCTTGCGAGCACCAAACCGCCAACACCTATCACGCCAGCATGTTTACCATCCTGAACTGTAGGTGCTTCAAAATCTGGGTACTCTTCAGCGCGAACAAGATCAAAGCCTTCGCGTAGGCGAGCAGACAGGTTTTTCTTATCATCAACACCCATGACTGATTCACGGATCCATCGATGAACAAATCCCTCTGGAGGATCTGGAGCGTCTAATTGAGACGGTGGTCGCCACGGTTTATTGCGGCTAGTTTTATCCCTAGTTTGGGCAGTGCGTGGGCTTCTATCGGTCATATCGACTTCCTCACGAATTTTGTAATGCGAGTAGTTGTTTCGCATACTGTTCATTAGTTATACCAAGTTTTTTCGCTATTGCAACTTGAGATTGAGTTAGTTTTACAGATTTTTTATTAGAAGTTTTACCACTTCTATTTGCTCCAGCTACAGCAGGACCTGAGGTTCTATTAGTTTTTTCCCCAAATTTATGAGGAAAATCTCTTCGCATTCTACTATCAAGCTCATTATAATACTCATCACCAGTAGGGTCGTAGCCCTCTTCCTCAACCAGTTTTTTATGTATACTAAAAGCGGTGAGTGTCATAGGCTCATCTTGTCCAAACCAAGTATTGCGCTCAGCCCATGCTGATGCTTTAGGGTCTGGTTGTGTAGGAGCTTGCTGCACGGGTTGTTGCGGAGTTTGCTGTATTTGCTCAAGTTGTTTAGCTTGCACCTCTTTTTGGTGCTTTACATAAGCTAACCGTTGATTATCTTGCGCTAAATTAGCTAAAGCTGCTTGTACTTCTACTTGCTTATCAACATCTCCGCGATCTATCGCTTCTTTTAGTTTATTACGTAAACTCTCTTCTTGATACGTAACTCTTGTTTCAAACTCACTTACAAAAGAATCATCTAAAGCAGTGCTTTTTTGTGTACTCTCCTGTAATTGTTTTTGAACTGCTTGAGCATACTCTGTAGCCGCTTTCTCGCGCCTTTCAGCCTCACGCATTTTAGCAGTAAGTTTACTGATGCGTTTCTGCACAGACTCACTATAGTTTTCAAGCTCATCATCGGAAGATTCGGCAGCTTGCTCTTTTGGTTCTTCAGCAGCAACCTCTTGTGGCTCTTCCTCTTTTTCTTCCTCTACCTCTATTTCGAGATCTTCAGATTCTTCAAACAACTCTTTTTGTTTTTCTTCAGGCATGGCTCACTCCATGTTAAATGTGCAGAATATCTTCTGGATTATTGATTGTGGCTAATATTTCGTCATCATTAAGTAAACGAACTTCGCCACCCTCTATTTTAAAACGACTTCCAGCATAACGACCAAAAATTACCCAATCACCCTCTTTACACCACGGTTTCCAATTTTCATGAGGGTCATTCGGGTTACCGAATTTATTGGGATCTTGGTAAGCTAGGGGTCCTACTTTAAGCACATAACCACAAACGGTAGCAAGAGCTTCGCGCTCAATTGCTTGGTCTGGTAGTAATATACCTCCCTCGGTTTGTTTTTTACCTTTAAAAGGTAAAATCAAAATGCGCCAACCCGTAGGTTTCGGTAATTTTTCTATAGAGGGAACTTCGGGGTCTGTATTTTTTGATTTTTCTTGTGCTTTTTGTTTAGCAATATAATCTGGGACAAGTAATGTCTTAGCCATCTGGTTCTGATACCTTTTCTAGCAGGGTTTTTAAATCCTGTTCTGTTTGTGCAAGCTCACCGAGTTTAGCTCGGAGTTCCTTGAAAGCAGTGTAATCAGCTACAGCACCATACAAAATAGTTTGTTTTACTGCTTCTGATCGCTCGCGAACAACCTTAATCATGTTTTCGTAAAAGTAAAGGTCATTCATTCTGCTAATGCCCTCATCCTATCAACGAGTCTCCTAGCACGATTAGGCACTTGTGTATACCAGCGAGAATCTACCATCTCATCTGCCGCTTTATTCCAATCTTTCGCATCTACACCAGCCTTCATACCTTTAAATTTACTGAGTCTAGGTCTGCCCATATTGAACATCATATTTGCGATTATATGTTGACATTCTTCAGGTAGGTCATCAAAATCTGGGTATAATACTTTACACTCATCAATGGTCACCACCATATCAAGAGCGAACAACTGTTTGACACGCTCTTGCTCAACAACAGTGCCAACAGCCTTACCATGCTCTTCGTCAGCCTCAGTTATGAGATGACCAATACCACAAGTCGGTAATCCGAGGTGATCTAAGTAAATTTCGTACTTACACCCCTCATCTTCCGCTATTTCTTCGCGTAATTTATCTTTATTCATTTTTTACCTTTTTTCGCACTACCACCACGTTTCCTAGCAGTTCTAGCTGCTGCTTTAAAATCAGCAGCACTCGGTGCGCCTTTTTCTCCAGGTTTTCTCATGCGTTTACCGCTTTTTCTTCTTTTGTGGATGTTTTCATATAAACTCATTTTTTAAATCCTTTTATTCCTCTTATACCAAAACTAGCACCAATAGAAGCATACATCGCCCACTGAAACCACTCTGGTGTGCGAGAAAGAGCCGCAAAACCCTCTTCAACATACGGCTGAGTAAACGGAATAAAACACATAGCAATTATGACAATAAACAAAATAGTCCATGCCTCATCCTTCCAACTGTTGTCAGAGGACTGTGCCATAATTTTTTCCCACCCAGCTTCATGCGTAGCTGCTACTTTCATAACTTCTGCTTCAGCTTCTGCTTTAGCCTGAGCAACTCTACCTTTAGCTTTGGTTTGCTCTATTTTAGATTCCATAAAAGAGCCAGCTAAATTAGCTATTGGTCCAATTAATGCTTGTATCATTCGTCCTCCAAGATTTCTAAAATCTCTCCAGCCTCAAGCCTAACTTTTAATTGTTTACATGACCACTTCTTATCAAAGTCCGTAGTATGCCCAACATTACGTTTAATCTTACGACGTATATTTAAACACTCAGACAGGTTCTTATACGGAGTATATTCAACTCGCTCTTCACCTATCATAAGAAGTAGAACAAAGGTCATCTCAATCATTTGTTAGTCAACTTCTCAATGTTGTCCTCAATTTTTGTCAACCGTCTATCATAAAATTCAAGAACTAGCTTTTGTTGCTGGTCATGCGGCGCGTTTCCTGATTCAATGTTTTCTGCCAGTTTTTCCAACTCTCCAGCAAGATGCTCTATCATCATAAATTGTTCTGAGTCTGCGGGTAAACTACCCATCTCCCCTCTCGGCCATTTGATACGGAACTCTGTGTTCATATTTAGATCTGTTTCCATCAGAATCAGCTTGTTCTCTATAGTGTTAAGACGCTCGATAACTCCAAAATAAGCCCACGTGCCAACAGTTGCAGCTATGAGCAACGCAATCAAATTGCGTATTGGCATAGCCAGTTCGGTGTTTTCGCTTAACTTTGGCATCAATCACACGCAGTCTTTCCAGCACAATCTGTAGGAAAACAATGTGCTACCATCTTGTAGTATTGATTACTATATGTAGCTTGCCACATCTTTTCATCAATTAAATATAAGCATTGAGCCTCAGTCATAGGTTGCTGTAAGGAAACTTGATTACCAATGTACTGCCACTCATTGCCGTCAAAACCCCACATACTTATGACAAGTATAAATAAAGTTTCAACCGTATGATGGATGCTAGTCATCCGTAATTATCACCCACTGAACTGTATTGGGAGTGCTTTCTGTTCTAAAATTACCTGCTAGCTCCCAGTTTATGTTGTCTTTTACAGCCTCTTCTTTTTCACCGCCTGTAACATGACCGTGTATCATCGCAGCTAACATCGCAGCTATTATAATATTTTCCATTTATTTCTTTGCCATCCATGCTGTTGTACCCATATACGCTCCAACAATACCAGCTCCGCTAAGGAAAATAAGGTCGGTGACTGCACCTAAACCCTCTAACTTTTCCGCTGAACACCAAGGCGAAGCCAGAAATATTGCATAACACCCCATAAATATCAATGTGTATCGCGCCATACGTAATTGTGCTAAATTTTTACGTAACTCAGTTTCAGTCTTTTTTATTTCTTTTACATGGCTTAATTCATCATCGCTGACGATACCATCGCCATCTTCATCATATTCTGCATAGATAGATTTTTCTTGCAGCTTTTTTTGAGGCATTACTTAACACCTCTAAATTTTATACCCCTAAGTGCAGCACCACCTCCGCGCGATACCCCACCTGTGGGTTCTATATCAGAAGTAGCAGATAAAACTGCTAAACCACCTGTTGCAAGTTCAACACCTCTACCTTTTAAAATATCTGCCCGAGTAATTTTACCATCGCCTGTTAAATCAGGGAAGCCGCCATCAGATTTTTTATCTCTCATTTTAAATAAATCAGCCTCTAGTTCAGCAACTTTATCATCATCACCTTTACCACGAGCTTCCTCTAACAAATCCATAAGCTGCGCTACTCTATCTTTACTTGACATTTACTTCTCCTAATCAAAAGGGTTAAGGGTAGAAATACCTTGCTTAAACATTTCAGCAGAAAATGGGGCTACATATTCTTTTTCTGTTTTTGAAAATGTTCTAGCTGAAGGGTTTTTTGAATATGTCCCTGTATACTGTGTATCGCCTATTTGGTATCCTCCAGGAATACTTTTAACCCCATCTATTGTGCTTTTCAAAGTATCAAATAACCCTGCTGTCTGCACAGTATTTGAAGGCAACCCAGTACTAGGCTTGCTTTGCTTTTGCATAAATTGATCTTGTAAAAATTGTCCTGCTGGAGTTGTAGCCCTGATAGGGTTATCTGGTCTAGGGGTAGGGTTTGTGTATTTTTGGATATCAATACTCTGTGGAGCTTTACCTTTTTGTGCTGCCAAAGCTTTATTAGAAGCTGCTATTTGCTCGTTTATAGCCTGTGTAACTGGATTTACCCCTATACCTAAAAACCCTAAAAGCTGATTACCTAATCCGAATGCAACTTTCCCAGGAACATCATAAAGACTTAAAATTCCTGGAAGCGCACCAAAAGGTGTTTTTTGTCCTGGAGTTAAAGTTGCTTTTATATCGGTAAGACCTAATGCTGATTTTATTTTATCGCCAGTAGTGGGAGCATACTTAGCAATAAAACCTTTAACTTCATCAGTTTGAGTTATACCACCTTTTGTTTTACCTCTCTTGTCATCTGCGTCACCATCACCAAATTTTGTTCCGAACAAACCTGAAACATTACCAAATTTGCCCCTCATCATATTAGCAGCTAGAACATTTTTAAAAGTATCAGAAAATGGATTAATACCTGCATTTATGGCAGCTTGAGCTGCTTTTTCTACATTTGCTAAAACTTCTTGTTCTTGTGCATCTCTATCTCTATCACGTTCACGATCAGCTTGTTTATCTCTATCAGCTTGAGCAGCATCAAGGTCTTCCGACCTGCCAATACCTGTGCCAGGACCAGAGGGATCGTTAGCTCTTCCCGCTTCGTCTTCTCCCCCAAAACCCCTAGCCATTACCCACCTCTATTTTGCTGTTGTCTTTGTAAAGCAATCTGCGCTCTCATATTAGCTATATCTTCAGTAGAAGCTATACGCTCACGTGCGATATTCGCATTCTCTTGTTTAGCTTGTGAATCAATCTGTAATTTTTGTTGGTCTAACTGTTGATCCATATTTACTTCTTTTTCACGTAACGCAAGCTCTTGTTTCTTAATTTCTACAAGTGGGTCACTTGGCGGTGCTGGCGGTTGCTTCTGTTGGAACTCTGCCATTAATTGTGCCTGTATTGTAGCTACTTGAGCTGCCTGTGCTTGAGGTGGTAATTGTTGCATATTTGGATCCTGCTGCATCATCTGCTGGAACTGCACCATCGCTTTCATACCAATATGCTCATAAATATGTTTTTCTAAAGTAAGTAATACAGGCGGCTGCATTTGCGCTACTCTACTTTGCATATACGCTAAATGAACAGAAATATGAGCATCATGATCTTGGTCTGGGAATGCTTGCATTTTAGCTTGTCCACCAGCCGCTTGACTAGATAACTGATTCTCTGTTGCTGGATCCATCGGCTGTGGTTGTGGCTCAGGTTTTAATACTTGCTCAATATTATCTACACCTAATGCTTCATAAACTCTGCGGTAAGCCTCACGTAAATTGTGCATCTCTGGTGCAGCTTGCGCTAATTTTAATTGTTCTTGAGCTAATACTACCCTTTGTGACATACTAAAAATATTAGGATCACTAACAGGGATAATATCTATCCTAGCATCAAAATCAGATATTTTTATTTGTGCATCTGCTTTAACATCGTATGGATAAGGTGTTGGGTCTTCAGCAAAAAGCCGTGCCAACATTTTAAGTTCTTGTTTTAAACTCGTATGTAACCGTTTATGTACAGCACTGATAATTTTAGCTCCACGTTCTAGTAAAGCTATTGTAGTACCAACTGGCATCTCTTGTCTGCCATCACCTACACCAATATCAGTTGTGCCAATAAACCGTTGAGCTGATTCAATAACAAAACCCATCAACTGAAAGAGTGTGCCAGAAGGTTCTTTATACGGTAAAGACATCAAACTCGTACGTATATCACCTCCAGGGATATCAATATCCCTAAATTCTCCTGGATGTAATGGTGTTTGTTCATCTGCAATGCGTAAACCGCGAGCTTTAAACCCTGCTGGCATATTACTCAGTGTGCCAGAATCAATTAATTGGCGTAAATTTGCTGTAGCTGTGCGCGATAAATTACCAAGCAGATGAATTAAGCCAAAACCGTAAAAACCGAGTCCTGGAGTAAATTTATATTGCACAAAATGCGGTATTTTCTTTTTCATAGGGTCATTTTGACCATAATTTCGCCTTACAGATAATACTTCATCATTATCTGCACTAATTGTAGCAAT